CTACATTTGCAACTCTCCCCCCAGGTTATCGCATCGGGTGGGAGATCGGGAAAGCCTGGGAGATCGGGAAGAAAAACCCACTAGCATAATTTTTTTTTGTCTAAAATTTTTTTCTTACATCACATTGTTGTTTTTTGGTGGGAACTGTTGGGAAGTTGGCAAGCGTACCAATAAAAAATTAAATTTAACTATTTACAAGACAACAAGAAAGAAAAGAAAAAACCCAAATAATAAAAACTAATTTCTAATAATAATTTTTTGCACAAAAAAAAAATCCTATCTTTTACAATAGGATTAATTTATTTTTTAATTTTGTTTAGTTAGCTTTTACTATTTGGAAAAATAATTTTAATTGTTCTTCTCCATTGTAAAAACTTTTTTTACTTCCTGATAGTCTCAAACTTTTTGGTGCTTGCTCTATCCATTTTAAAATTTCAGAATCCATAATTAATTAATAAATAATAGAAATTGTTTTTCTTGTATTTCTATTTTTGAAATACAATTCATTTTTCGATCTATACATAAACATATAATTATGTATGTTATCTGCAAAATTAGAATCTTTAGATTTTGCGATGTCAAAAAATTTGTTTACATCTTTTTGTTCATCGTGCATAATGTATTCTTGTAAGATATCCATAATTAGATTTCTCCCAAGTATTCATTAATTACATAATCAATTTGATTAGTTCTTTGTTGTAACCTCTCAGCGATTGTTGATGTAATTGTAAAGTATTGCCATCCTAGAAAAGAAAAAGCAATAAGAAAAAGAGTTAATTTCATTTTTTTGGTAGGAGATGTTAACTTGTTGTCTCCTTACTTTTTATTATAGTCAATAAAAATCTACTATTGTAGTACATTAACAATAGTTGTAACAATTCTTTACAATTAATTTTATTAACTATTTTCTAAACTATCAACTAATAAATCTCTTTTATCTTCGTCAAAATTACCTGACATTCTAGAAAATAATTGATATGTTTTATTTTCGTTTAGTATTTCATCTGCTAACACATAGGCTAACATATTTGCAGTTTTTTCTTCGTTAGAAAAATCTGTTGATACTTCACCAAAATTTAATTCTTCATATTCTTTTATTTTTTCTATAGCTTCAAATACACTTTCTTTCTCTAACCATTTTCTGGCCTGGTAATATCCAATTATAAAATAATCTTCATTAATTAAGTAATGATGTAAATCATTAATATCATTATCTAATCCTACGTCATCATTTAGTTGTTGGATTAAATAATCTTTTACATCTTGTTTTAAAATATTCATTTTTTTATTCCTCTATTGGATTATTTTTTGCCCATTCTAAATATTTTTTATCTCTTTCAATTTCTTCTAATATTCTTTTATGATGAAAATCATTAAATCTTTTTTCTCTTTCTTCTTCGGTTAAATTATTCCATTCTAATTTTTCAATTACCTTGTTTAATTCTTCAATAGCATTGTTTGAAAATTCTTTTACAAAGTGTTTTTTGTCTTGTTTAATTGCATTTTTAATACATTTTTGAACTAAACAATTTTGAAAGTCTGTTAAATCCATTTTATTTAATGAGAAGTGAATAAAAAAAAATCTTCTCTATAATTTGTATTGTAGTACAATAGAGAAGATATGTAAAGTAATTAATAAAAAAAGTTTTTTAATCTCTTTTTAAAATAGGCATTATTAAATACTTTAAAACTGGACTAAATCCCTCTAATGATTCAAAAGGATTTTTAATATCCCATTTTGCAGTAATTACAAAAGGTGTTGTTGGTTTATTACCATTAAAAGTTATAGCTTTATTTGTTGATAACTTTTTAACCTGGTTACAAAATTGCCCTATATAATCACAATTAAAGGAAAATTCCTTTTCAAAATTATTAGTGAATGAATCAGGGATTAACTGTTCAAAATTTGGGTACGATCCAACTATTTGTTGATAATGAACACTTGAAAGAAAAATTTCTTCATTCATGAAAGTAATTAAATTATCAGTAATTAAAACTTTAGTTGCCTGTTTAATTTGACTTTTAAAAACCGAACCAGGAATAGTAATATTTTTATTTAATTTAAAGCCTAATTGATTATTAGGAAATTTAAAATAAAATAATCTGTGACCATCAGTAGAAGCTACTGTAATTTCTTCATTTTCTACTTTTAAATGAATACCCATTAAAAGTTGTTTTGAATAGTCTTTATATACAAATTGACTAGCTACTCTTAAAACTTCATAAGGTAAGCAAGCAATTTTTGTTTCATTCTCATAAATAGCATATGGACTTGAAACCTGGTTTGCTGTAATTGTGTTTGACATTTTTTTATTGATGAGAGGGAATAAAGTAAACTCTCATATATATATAGTGTTACACATTGATAAATAAATTGCAAGTGAATTTATCAATTATTTTATAGATTCTGTAATTAAATTTTATATTCCCTTTATCGAGTCTTATTAATTTAATTAAACAAGTTACAATAAAAAATAATTGCTCAGTACTTAATTTTATTGTAATTTCCTTACTACTACTGACTTTTAAGAAATTTTGCATATTTTTCAAAAATGAATGTATTTTTAACATACCAGGGATTTATATTAAAGGCCAATTTTATTTTATGAAAATGAGAATTTTTTTATTTACAATTAATATTTTCTCATGTAATATAGTAATGGACTAAGATTCAAAACTTACCAAAAATGAAAATTTCTGAAAATTCTCAAAGTCAATTCATTAATTATGTTTTAGACTTTTACGGCCAAGGTGGTATATATCCACTAGCCGATCCAATAATCAACAACAAATTTGTTGAACGTGATGACGCATTAAAGGCTTTTGAAAAATACAAAACTCTTTTAGATGCTTCGATCCAATTAGAAAAAGAACTTAAAATTGAAAATCGTTATACCTGGGGAGATGGCGATAGTTTAGATAGAGAAAGAGTAAGAGATATTCTCTTACAGAATTACAACTTTCAATGGACTAAATAAAATGAAATTATCTCAAGTAAAAACATCAATAGTAGTTGCACTTATGAAAAGTGTGACTACCCAAAATGAAAAGAAAGCTATCAATGTTTCTAAAGATGTTGAAAGACAAATTGAAATAGTCGGTAAATTTTTAGAAAAGAAATTTCTTCTTGAATGTCTTACTATTGCTGAAAATTGCTTAAACGATCCAAAGAAGTTTGATTCTATTATGAAAGACTTTAAACCTTTCAATGCAAGATTTAGTGAGCATATTGAAGATGGATAGAAAAGAAGCAATAGATTTAGCTTTAAATTTATTTCGGCAAGATTTAGATAAAAATGATGTAGTAAATACATTAATGCGATCTAACATTCCAGAATCTACCGCATACCGTTATGCCA